ATTAAGTCACTTGGCTGGTCAGAAGAAAAAGCGGTTAATTATGCTATTAGCTTATTCCATAAAGGAACAATTAGAAAAATTAAATTTTTAGGTAAGGATGGTAAGGAATTATGAGAAAGGATGAACTTTTAAAGAAGTATCCAATTGGATCTAGAGTCAAGCTTCTTAAAATGGATGATGTTCAAGCACCACCTATTGGAACAAAGGGAACAGTAGTAGGTGTTGATGATATTGGTTCAATACTTGTTTCCTGGGATAACGGTAGTTCATTAAATGTTGTTGATGGTGTTGATAAAGTTAAGAAGATTGATGTCATAAAAACAATTTGTTATGGGCAAGAAAAACTCTTTGATTCAAAGCGTGAAGCCTTGGATTTCTATTTTGAAGCTGCAAGTTCAAGTGAAGGTGCAGAAAGAGAAAGATATGAGAATATCATACATCAAATAAATGCTGGTAAAACCTATTGTTTGGATACTGAATATTAGCCACTTTAAATATATAAAATATATTTAAAAATATACACTAAATGACTTGATATATAAGTGTTTTAGAGTGATATATATACACGACAAAAGAAAAGAAAGTCGAGGATTAGAACATGAAAAACACTGAAAAACAAATTCAAAACATGAAGGAACAAACAATAGGTGTTGAGGTTGAGATGAACAACATCACAAGAAAGAAAGCTGCAAGCCTTATAGCATCATTCTTTGGAACACAAGCTTGGAATGCAGCAAGCGAATATGGTTACATGACCTGGGCTTGTAAAGACCCACAAGGTAGGGTTTGGAAATTCCAAAGGGACTGCTCAATTGCTGGACCAGAAGATGAAAAATGTGAACTTGTAACACCAATCCTAAAATACGATGATATTGAAACTTTACAAGAGATTATTAGAATCTTAAGAAAGAATGGTGCTAAGTCAGATGCAACAAGAGGTTGTGGAGTTCACATTCACATTGGAGCAAACGGACACACACCAAGAACGATGAGAAACCTAGCAAACATTATGGCAAGCCACGAAAACTTGCTTGCAGAAGCCTTAGAACTTGATAGAGGTAGATTGAACCGTTATTGTAAAACAGTTGACCCTAACTTCTTAAGCCAAGTAAATAAAAGAAAGCCTCAAACAATGAGTGCATTCGCAGACGTTTGGTACAAGAGTCAACATTGCGATTATGGAAGGAGCCAACATTACAACGACTCAAGATACCATATGCTTAACTTCCATGCGACTTTTACAAAAGGAACAATTGAATTTAGATTATTCCAATTCGATGCACCAAAAGATGGAAAGCAAAATGGACTTCATGCTGGACAACTTAAAAGCTACATTCAATTATGCTTAGCCTTAAGCGAGATGGCAAAAGAAGTTAGAGGAGCATCTAGCAAACCTCAACAACACGAAAACCCTAAATACGCAATGAGAACATGGCTACTTAGACTTGGGTTCATTGGTGAGGAATTTGCAACTGCAAGAGAGTTCTTAACAAAACGACTAAGTGGTGATGCATCATTTAGAAGTGGAGTTAGACCACAAGTTGGAGGTGCAGCATAATGAAATATTATCTAGCATATGGTTCTAACCTCAATGTAGAGCAAATGAAATATAGATGTCCTAAGGCGATACCAGTTGGAAGATTTGAACTTAAAGATTACGAACTTTTATTTAAGGGAAGTAAAAGCGGTTCTTATTTAACAGTCGAAAAGCATAAAGGAAAGGTTGTGCCAATTGGTGTCTGGAAGGTTGATGATAGCGATGAATTATCGCTTGATAGATATGAAGGATATCCTAGTTTTTACTATAAGAAAGAGTTAGAAATTGAATTCACCTCATTTAGAGGATTAAAGGTTCATTCAAAAGCATTCATTTACATTATGCATGAAGAAAGAACAATAGGAATTCCAAGTAAAGCCTATGTTCAGACATGTCTTGAAGGATATAGGAATTTTGGTTTTGATATAAAGCATTTAGAAGATGCACTAAAGATTAGTTTTAAGGAGGTCAAGTAGATGGCAAATAACGAGAATGTTGTAGTAAAGAAGTGTCCAAAGTGTGGTAAGGAATATAGGGGTCACCCTGCGATTTCAAGGGAGGATAATATAACGCCAATTTGCCCTTTGTGTGGCACACGTGAGGCTTTAGAAGGGCTAGGGCTAGAACAGTCCGAGATTGATAAAATAATCGCACAAATTCCAAATGTTGAAGATAAATGAAAATTGAAGACTAAAATATAGTTTGAGGATTCCAAATTCGGAGTCCTTTTTCTTTGGTAAATGGAGGTAATGGAATTGAGAAAACTTAAAAAATATGTGCCAACTAAGTTCAAGGCTAAAGACTCCAAATACGATAAAACAAAAGCAGATTATGCTGTTAGCTTTATTGAATGTCTATGTCATACAAAGGGTACATGGGCAGGAGAGCCTTTTGAACTTATAGATTGGCAAGAACAAATAATAAGAGATTTGTTTGGAATCATTAAACCAAATGGTTATAGGCAGTTTAATTATGCTTATGTTGAAATACCTAAGAAACAAGGTAAATCCGAACTAGCAGCTGCAATTGCTTTATATTTACTTTGTGGCGATGGTGAAGAAAGAGCAGAAATATATGGATGTGCTGCTGATAGGCAACAAGCATCGATTGTCTTTGAAGTGGCTGCCGACATGATTAGGATGTGTCCTGCACTTAATAAAAGGTGCAAGATACTAGCTGCTACAAAAAGAATTGTATTTCTTCCAACTAATAGTTTTTATCAGGTTCTATCGGCTGAAGCTTATTCAAAACATGGATTTAATATTCATGGAGTTGTTTTTGATGAGCTTCACACTCAACCTAATAGAAAACTTTTTGATGTTATGACTAAAGGTTCAGGTGATGCAAGAATGCAACCTTTATACTTTTACATTACAACAGCTGGAACTGATACTAAATCTATCTGCTATGAAACACACCAAAAGGCTAAGGACTTACTTGAAGGAAGAAAGATTGATCCTACATTTTATCCAGTTATTTATGGAGCAGATGTAGATGATGATTGGACGGATCCTAAGGTTTGGAAGAAAGCAAATCCATCACTTGGAATAACAGTTGGAATTGATAAGGTTAAAGTTGCATGTGAATCTGCAAAACAAAATCCTGCAGAAGAGAACACCTTTAGGCAGTTAAGACTTAATCAATGGGTAAAACAAGCAGTTAGATGGATGCCCATGGAAAAATGGGAAGCTTGTAAATCCAACTTTAAACCTGAAGATTTAAAAGGGCGTGTATGCTATGGTGGATTAGACCTGTCTAGTACAACTGATATTACTGCCTTTGTTTTGGTGTTTCCACCAACTGAAGAAGATGATAATTACTACATCTTACCTTACTTTTGGATACCCGAAGAGAATATGGAAGCAAGGGTTAATAAAGATCATGTTCCATATGATGTATGGCAAAGGAAAGGCTATATTGAAACAACTGAAGGAAATGTTATTCACTATGGTTTTATCGAAAGATTCATAGAGGAACTCGGTAAGGTTTATAACATTAAAGAAATAGCATTTGATAGATGGGGTGCAGTTCAAATGACTCAAGACTTAGATAATATGGGGTTTACTGTTATTCCTTTTGGTCAGGGCTTTTCTTCGATGTCACCACCTACAAAAGAACTAATGAACCTGGTCTTAGGTAAAAACATAAAACACAATGGTAATCCAGTACTCCATTGGATGATGGATAATGTGTGTGTAAGAACTGATCCAGCCGGAAACATAAAAATGGATAAGTCAAAATCAACTGAGAAAATCGATGGTGCAGTAGCACTTGTAATGGCTCTAGACAGGGCAATTAGAAACAATAAAAATGATGGGGAGTCCGTGTATGACAAGCGTGGGCTTCTTTTTATTTAGGAGGGATAACAAATGGCGTTATTTAAAAGAAAAGCTAAGGCTAGAGATAAGCCTCAAGATAAAACTGCAGGTAGTCAATACACGTTTTATATGGGTGGAACTGTAGCAGGAAAAGCAGTAACTGAAAGAAGTGCAATGCAAATGACTGCAGTTTATTCATGTGTTCGTATTTTGGCTGAAGCTGTAGCAGGGTTGCCACTACATTTTTATAGATACAAAGATGACGGTTCAAAAGAAAAGGCGATAGATTCTAATCTCTATCATTTACTTCATGATGAACCTAATCCTGAGATGTCATCTTTTGTATTTAGAGAAACGCTTATGACTCATTTGCTTTTATGGGGTAATGCGTATGCTCAAATCATTAGAAATGGAAAAGGTGAGGTAATTGCTTTATATCCTTTGATGCCAAATAAGATGAGTGTTGACAGAGATGAAAATGGGAAACTCTACTATACATATCAAAGAAGTCAAGATGAAGGAAAAGAAGCAGGCACAGTAACTTTATCAACTAGAGATGTTTTACACATTCCAGGGCTTGGTTTTGATGGCTTGGTTGGGTATTCACCAATTGCTATGGCCAAAAACGCTATAGGACTAGCAATTGCTACAGAAGAGTATGGAGCAAAGTTCTTTGCTAATGGTGCAGCACCTAGCGGAGTTTTGGAGCATCCAGGAACGATAAAAGACCCTGCAAGATTAAGAGAAAATTGGAATTCAACATTTGGAGGTTCATCTAATAGCGGTAAGGTAGCTGTTC